CCCGTAAGAACTTAAATCCCAGAAACTTTAGAAGTTTTAGATGAGCGGTGTTCCGTTTATCTACTATGTTCCAAAGAAGTTTCTCTTTTCTACTTTCTACAAACCGTTTTGATTCACGTGCAAAGGTAAGAGGGAACTCATGGATTGCGTTAGTACACAACATCCATATTAATCCTCCTTCTTGTACACCAGCCATACCGGCAATCTTGCCGTTAGGTACTTCAAACCAAACCGAATCTCCCATGAAAGCAGATTGAGGAACATGGAGAAGTGGTTCATGACCGTGGCCTTCGAACACTTCTCTATAGTCGTCGTCTCTCAGATGTGAAGCCACATAAACAGCAGCTTCCACTGTAATAGGGTGAATGTAATCAGACACTCTGATAGTATCGTGGTGAATAATCCCCTTCCCAGTTCATAGAATGAATAGTAGCAGGAGATGGGTGATTAGATTTTAATAATACTGTTAGATTTTCATTTCTATCATACACAGGAATAGTATGTAGGTATCCTTTAGCAATAGTTGCTGTACTAGATAGGACATTATCCCATTCTAACGATTCCACTGTATAGGTATAATCATCTCTTCCTCTTCTTTTAAGTGTAACATCAATAACACCTACATCGCCAAAGTCAAAGTTCATTCTATGAATAATCAAAGACCCTCTAGTTGTAGATTGAGTACTTTGACCTGCTGTTTTAGTTATATAAATCTTAGGTAATTCAACCTCAAATTCATACTCATACCCTACAATCAAATCTGTGTTAACTGAACTGCCATCTTTAAGAGAAGTCTTCCAGTTACCAGGTAGTGTTATTGTCTGACTAGGAGCACTTCCTGTTATACCAGATGCAGGTACATCATAACTTTTACCGGCTGCATCACTATCTGTTGTACAATATACTGTAAGTGTACGTGAGCTATAATACCCAGCACCTAATGTAAATGTAGTAACATCAGTCTGATCATTATAAGTCATACTACCAGAAGCTATTGTCTTCTTAGTATCTAAATGCACCCGATTTTCATCAGGGGCTGTACCTATCATAGGAGTATCAGAAGTTAATTTGATGTCAAATTTTTCTAGTGTATATGTGGAGCCTGTATTAAGCACTGCATAATATACATCATCTAGTATTGCATGGAATATAACATTGTTCGGCATGGTCCATCTAAACCATGCAGACTGAGCACGCTTTCCACCTGCTTCAAACCACTTATATCCCCACACTTCATTTGTAGCGGTGTGTAAAGTACTATCTACTGCAAATAAAAGTACATCATTTTCTGTTGAACCAGAAACTAAACTTGTATTTTGAGGGAATAATTCTCCTACAATCTTAGTTTGTTCATTTACTTGTGGTTCTTCTGTAGAAGTAATGTCAGCCATCTCATAGAAGCGAGACTGACGTGCAGTAGCATTTAGAAATCCTATAGTTGTACCTAATGATATTGGTACTGTATCAGGATTAAATGCATATGAAGATAAGAAACCAATCTTAGCTGTTTCAGGAGTAAGTAAAGCTTCTGCGCCTGAACTTAAAAGGAACTGTTCACTAGCGCTGAATATAACTAAGCCTCCAGCAGTCTCTACTGCATCATATAATTTAGTAGGGAACTTAGAACTTGACTGTAAATCAATAGGGTCAGCATTAGAGATAGCCATAGCAGTCTTAACCCAGAAACTATAGTAATCATTCACCCTTGATAGGATAACATTTTCGTTACTGAGTAGAGCTATTCTATTTCTAAAGAATAACATCTTTTGAATAGGGTTGCCAATAAAGGTAGGTTTAGAGTTAGTTACATCATCACCTACATCACGCTTACCCCAGTCTGGATAACCAAATCTGAATGCACCGTTAGAATATGTAGTAGCACCACCACCATTTATAGAGAACGTACCAGGAAGCACCCTAGTAAGCTTCAGAGGCATCGTAGCCTCATCAATGGTAACTTCTAACCCAGGAGCTGCTACCTCTTCCCACACGCCCTCTCCGAAGCGAGCTGGGGTATATGTACATGTAGCTCCTGCAGAAATAGTACCTGATGAAGAGTTACTAGCTAAATCAAAAGCGTTAGTAGATACGTTAGAAACTGTATAGTGTCCATCTCCAGCACCTCCACTTGTAAAGTCAATAAAGACTGTATCTCCATTAACTAAGCCGTGAGCTGTAGATGCTACACTAACTGTAGTACCAGATCTAGAGTATGTAACTGCTTTAGAAATCTCTGCTTGAATACCTTCTGCTTGGAACCGAAGATAGTAATCATCCATATCTTCACCACTGTTTACCACTCGGACAACATATCCATGACGGCATACACGTGGTAGATCTGCAATATTATTTACTTCTGTTGTAGCAATAGTCATCAAAGACTTCTCAGGTGTTGTTACACCAAAAGGAGTCGGTCTGTATAAATGTAATCCGTTACCACATATTGTACAAGTAATGTTGGTACCACTGATTGCATCTAAGGTAGATTTTATACCACCTAATATACCACCTGATGATACATGTTCTTCAGAGGTTGAAGATGTTGCTTCGGGTCTAACACCTGCTACATTACATCTGGATACAATAGTCTGACTTGCTTTAATTTTTGTTGTTGTTGTTATACCTTTCTCTGATGTATAATTATGTGTATCACCAGCAGTCCATCCCTCTCCACCAAATTGTAGTTTTACATAAGGTTGGTATGTATCATGATACGAATAGCTATCATCAACAGGTGCTGTAGGTTGAGGAGTACATCTAGTATCTACTTCATACCTTAACCTGCTTAACCCATTAGCACTCATGTTAGGAGGTGAGGTACTAAACTTATCCGTACCTGTACTTATATTAACAGTCTCTCTACCCATACCTAAACAGTCGCCATTACTAGTACCACTGTAACTGGTAGACTCATCTACTGTTATTGATGTAGCTCTAGTATGCGTATAAGTAGTATTATCATCTGGATCAAATATATCTAATGCATACTGTTTACCATAAGTTATAGTATCAAGAGATACAAATGCTTCGTTTAACTGAGCAGGTGATAAGTCACCTGTACCAGTCTTCATAGAAGTATTCTTACGTCTATTAACAAAGAACGTAGTCTCATTAATTGTAAGTGCTTGTATATCAGAAGACTTCTCATCTGATAATGCAGTGTTATCTAAATAAGTTGCGACGCCTGATCCAGCAACATCTGCATAATCCACGGGTATCTCAACACCATCACTACATCTCCATATCTTAACAGCTCCGTCAGCTCCAACTTGTCCAATGTATTGTTCATCATGTGCTGAATAAATACTAAACCATTTTGTATGTGAAGCGGTGGAGGGTGATAATGTATTTACTAACTGACTACCAGGACGTTTGATCAACTGCCTTACAACGTCGGGAACACCGTTCACTAAATCTGTAACCTGTCCTGGTATTTTCTTTTCATCTGGTTGGGTAGACATACCTAACACATAGTTAGGGACTTTTTGTGTTACACTTGCCATTAGCGTCTCAATGCTTGATAAGGTTTGTATGATTGATAAGCTGATTCATCAGGCCATCCCATAAAGTTATGGTCACCTTGATTACACTCATACTCCATGCAGGAAGCTCTTGCTTGTAGTTCATAGGCACTTAACATTTGCTGTAACTGACCATTAGATACTAACTGTACAGCTGCTCTACCTGATGCTCTATATATAATATACCTTTGGAATGGAGCTGGTATATCTTCAAACTTAAGTAGTCTTACTTTGTTCACATAGAAATAATCATCATCTGGAAATTCAAAAGTATGATTAACTCTATCATAGAGTTTCCATAAACCATCAGAAGTATCTTTCCTTCTTACAAAATCACGAGTACGATCCCATTCATCTGTATTGTCTATACGAGTTACATCAGATTCAATAATGATTTTATTATTTGCTCCAACATTTTCTTTTATATGGTATTCTATATTAAATGTCCATCCTTCTGCTTGTACATCTTGATTTACTTCTTTAAGTAAATTATAAATAAATGATATCTCAGGGTTAGCAAAGTCTAGTCCTGATATTGGAGATTGACCTATGCTACCCAGGATCGCATTGACTGCGGATAGTTCGGTATCGATATCAACGGTTGTGGTAGTCATAGGTATAAATATTTGTGAATAAAAAAAAGGG